ATTTAAAAATATACTAAGATGCTGGCATAAATTGCTCTTAACAACACGCTCAGTTCACTCAACATGTGAGGACGCTGCACGTGTGCACAGGGTTAGTATACGTATCGTGATCAATATAGCACGATACTATCTCGTTTCCACCACCTCTCGATGCTGCCTTGGGAGACAGTAGCTAGGCCCAACATAGCTGTGGGAAAGCATCAGTGAACTTTCCATAGAAAAGTTCGTATATGTACTTATCATGTTCGAATGATTGCACATACACATTGAGCTCTTGCATGAACACGCGCGTGATCTTGTTGCGCCAGTGGTCAAACACCTCTTTCTCGTGAAGCGACCATTCCGCAAGACAACCTTCAGCAATTTGCTTCAGATCGTCTGCGGTATTCGCTTTCTTCTTGACCCAATTCAGACATTCATTGATGCTGTCTTGAGCCAGCGGGCCCACCCAAAAGGCGCCCTCCATGCGAAACTTCCGTTTAAGGAATCCGCACTCCTCGATGGGTTTATGCTCGTAAACACTCCCATCCTTGTTCTCTGACGTGAAGGTCATTCCCGCCAGAGAATATGCTCCGATCAGTGCACGCATGGTAAACCATGGCGCAACGACCTCTGAGACGCCGTAAAGTCCGTCGTCTCCGTACACGATAACACTCACATTAGTATTGAATGTATCATGCACCGCGTTGGCCAAGCCCTGTTGCTCCTCCAAATGGAAATATGCCATTCGGACAGCAATGCAATGGTACATAGTATTCAAAATTGCAGTCAGGGTATTGCCAGAGGGCTGTGAATGCGTCCACTCGTAGACCCGGTTGCCAGCCAGGTGCCATGAGTGACAGATATGCTCAAAAAGCATCTCCCGCTCCAGTTGCCACTCGTCGTCGTAGTATTCGTTGATTATGCGAACACACTCCTTCAGAATCTGAGGATGCAGAGAGCCATCAAAGTTGGAAAAGTCTCCTGCAATCATCTTCTTGCCACACCGCATCACCCGCAGTGCCAGGGTATCCCACTCCTTAGAATGTGCGTTAATTCCAACGGCGCACTCATTCGAGATCCGGTTCTCAGACATAAAGCTCGCAAAGCCTGCGAACAGTTGTCTCTCCACGATCACCAGATGCATGGGAGCTGCTGAAAAGACTCGCGTCTTGCCAGCATCGACCTTTTCATGGGGTCGCGTTTCATCTTTCAATGTGTCCACGAAGAAGACAGGCTCAATGACCCTATTAGATAGGTTCACCAAGAGCTTATCA